CTTCAAACACAGCGCGGTCGTCGGCCAGCTTCTTTGCTGCGGCTTCCGTCGCTGCCTGTTCTTCGCGCAACCGGGCGGCGGTCGCTTCCTGTGCAGCCTTGACGGCGGCACGCTCGGCGTCCTCGATGCGCTTTTGCTCGATGATCGTGGTCATGCGCAGCTTGGTTTCATTGAATGCAGACTGGGCTTCTTCGCAGAATTCCGCGAATGTTTCCTCGAAGGCATCATCACCCAGCGCAAGCCACTCGGCAGTCATCTTGTCCAGCAGAGCCTGTACCCGGTCAGCCGTGCGGCATTCCAGCGCAAGAGCATGAAAGCCCTTGATCTTGGCAATGCGTTCGCTGATGGCCAGAATGCGGGCGCGCTCGGCGGCGGCTCGGGCTTCCTTCTCGCGCTCCACCTGGGCGTCGTATGCATCACGCAGGGCCAGCAGTCGGATTTCTTCCGGCTCTGTGATCGCAATCAAGGATTTTTCTTCCGCAATGATGGCTGCGCTGAACTTGGTTGCCTCGTCCCGGGCATCCTTGCTCGTCGCCTTGATGGCCGTCCGAGCCTTCACCAGCGTCATGTAATAGCTGTGGGCTTCCTCTCGGCCGGCCTTGCTGTTGATGGCAAGCACGTCCTTGGATTTCAGCACCAGCGCGGCCAGGTCGACGCGGGCCTTTGCAGATCCAATCGCCAGGGCGGCGCGTTCTTGGATGACCAGAGCCGTTACGGGCCCGGCCACCGGTAAATCTTCCACGGGTGGGTCAATCATTTCAACATTCATTTGGTGATCCTTAGTGTTTGAATAGTCAGCAGGATTGCTGTCATTGGTGGGTTGCAGTGGCGATAAATTCGGTACAGGGTGAGAGCGGTTTTCACAGCTGGGCCACCTTCGTTTTCTGCCCGCGGCGGGTCTTACAAACGATTTGCCCCTGAACATGCGTCAAAGACCAAGTAGCGTTCTCGCCGCATATCTCGCGGGCGGCGCGCTCGAACCGGTCTTGCCGGTTCTGCTTCGCCAGTTCCTCGACAGCGACTTCATGCTCTGGCCCGTGGTCGTCAAGTTGGGGGCCGATGTAGGCCAGGGTTGTGACCAGGGCACAGAAGATTGATATTTGAATGAGGGTGTTACGCATGATTTGCTCTTTCGATAGCAAGCTCAATTTCTGCCTTGTCGTCGGCGGTCATCTTCTTGGCCAGCCATGGGGCAGGGCGCCCGTTGCGGTCCAGCACATCGAATTCGATTTCCGTGTAGCCGTAGCAGTCGTAGTCGCTATCGCAACTGGGGCCCAGCGGTTTCTGAGTGAAGTAGTGCGTTACTTCAATCAGGCACGGGATACCACTGATGCGGGCTGAGAGGTCGCCGGCTGGGCGCGATCTATTTGGCTTTGCGTTCATTGCTCACTCCTTTGAATTAGTGACCGTCTTTCCGGTCTGTCAGATGGCACCCCATCAAGCCGTTTTAGGTCCGTGTGACACCATGCAATTACGGTTTGCTCGCATTCCACCGCCTGTTGTTCTCGCATCAGGATTGCGCCGGTTTCTCTACGTTCAGAGTCGTTACAGTCACCAGAAAACCGCCCCACTCAGACAGCACACTCAATGCGCTCTCTGAGTGCCACTCTTGCGAATGGCCTTCAGATTCGCCACTTTCACAAGTGGCTAACTCAGCGGTCTTGTATCCATCCCGCTATCTGTTTCCGGTTTCAGCCTCTCGGTCGGCTCCACTGCATATGGATGCTGTTGCTCCAGAACTTGTTTTGTTCTGGCATGGGAATTAATGTATCACATATGTGAGTGTACAGACACGAATGTGAGAATTTATTTTGCACCTAGTTATGACTCGTTGGTCAGTAACAAAATACAGGCGCAAAAAAACCACCCGAAGGTGGTTGGCATGTATGGGGAGTGCGCTACTCTATTTCTACGGACATGGGGCACATCGTCGCTTTTACGTTCACCCAGAACTTGGTGTCTCCGTAGGCGTACTCGCATTGCAGCAGGAGAGTGCCAGTCACAGACGTAACATGCCGCTGATTACCAGTGAAGTAGGCTGTTGCAGCAAGGGCCTGTACAGACGCAGCAAGGACTATGGATAAGACAATCATCTTCTTCATGCAACTCTCCTTTTAGTAGATGACCAAATGATCAAGAAACACCATGCAAATTAAGGGTAATTCACCTAAAAAACCTGCAACAATCTGCAACTTTTGGCGGTAGTGGCATGTCTTCCGTTAACGTACAACACCAAGTCAGAATCGCGCATTACGCGGGGATGGTTGAAGCCAGTCGGCTATTGGGTTGCCGCACGCAAGAGCGGCGATTAAAGTACAGAATTCCGAGCGCGGTGTTCAACTGCGGGCCAGCTAGAGTCAGGGTGCGGACGCTGCAAAATGGGATATTCAGCGTGGTGTACAGCGGAGTCATTGGCGCCATGAGCTTTGCCAGCCTGCGCCAGAACGTGATACTAGCCACACTGGAGGCGCGGGGCCTGCTGATCGACATGACAGCCGTGCTCTCAACGTGCGTGCTCGTTCCGCCCATTCCAACATCGTTGTACCCAAGCAATTCAGCTCCTGGCGTCGTGGTGTGCCGGGTTGACCAACTCACGACATGGCAGCAATACGCCTCCGACATAGCAGGGCACGGGATCATGCGGATTGTTTTCCTGGATTCTGAGCGGGCGCTGGCGCAGTCTGTAGCTCGGTCGCTTGCTGGCGTTTAGCCGCGAGAATGGCGTTTGTGATCTGCCCCATCACTGCGACCCGGAGGTTCTGGTCTTCTGGCAATGTGTCAAACATCAGGCCAATGGTCACCGCATAGGGGCTAGGGCTCTTTGCTGCTATTAAATTTGTAGCTGCATTCGCATTATCTGCGAGGGCTGAAGGCTGATTTGTCTTGTGTTCTCCGGTGGCTTTCCCGGAAAATATAAGTGACCCATTGGCTTCCCCAGTTGGGGGCAGCATTTCACCTTCGCCAGTAGCCAGCCACAAGGCTGAAACTCCGCAGGCCGCTGCATAGGCCGGCGTATCTGCCGAGCCCTTGCTTCTATTTATCGCGGACGAAACGGTACTTTGCTTTAGGCCGGTCCTCTTCACCAACTCTTTTTGGTTGATTTTGGCGAAATCCATCGCCTGGAGCAGTCGTTTCCCGTACTCAGTAGCCATTTTCAGAGGGTAATTGAACTGGAAAGCGAAAAATCGTTTCCATAGAACGTAATTGCGTTATAGTTCGGGAATGAACTGGAAAATACTCATTGCCGAAATTCAGGAATATGGCGGCCTGACGCAAGCCGAAGTCGGTGAAAAGTGCGGAACAACGCAATCGACTATCAGCAGCTTGGTGAACCGGGAAGGCGGCGAGCCCTCCTTCTCGCTTGGGGCAAAGCTGCAAGAGTTGCACAAGAAGCTTTCCCGTAAGCAAACAGCCAAGGCTGTCTAAGCCATGTCCCTCGAACTCCAAGACGTAGGGGCCATCAAGGTCCACCCGGAAGTCCATGCAATTCTCAAGGCAACCGCTCTGGTTGACCGGATTGAAATGAATGCCTTGATCCGTGATGTGTTGCATGCGTGGGCCTCGAAACGAGTTGATGCCATGAGTATGGCTACCGATCTTGTGAAGGCAAAGGGACTGCGAGAGATTACGGGGGACTGGAAATGACCATTCACACATGGCCAGACGGAACCATCCGCAGCAATGCAAATGCCTTTTCAGTTCTGTACGAGGTACGCCCAGTGCCCGTGCTGTCAGCCGAAGACGCCAAGCGGCTCTACAACCGCAACAAAAAGCGCGAGCAGTACGCCAGACAGGCCGCAGCGCGCGTCAACCGTGATACCCGCGTAGATGCACCCAACCAGGCCGACAAGGACCGCACAGCGGCTATTGACGGTCGGTACGCATTCCATGGGAGTGACCGATGACCCCTGATCTTTTCACGCCGGCGCCGGTCGCAGTTGCCCAGGCTAACGCCGACCAGTTCACCGAAGCGTTCCTGAACTTCCTGCCTGAGAACGTCCACGTCTACGATGCTTTTGAGCGCGAGGCGCGCCGCGTGGTGGCCCGCGGGTTCAAGCACTACAGCAGCAAGACCATCATCGAAGTGCTGCGCCATCACAGCGCCTTGCAGGAGGCTGGTAGCGCCTGGAAGCTGAACAACGATTTCACGGCGTACTGGTCCCGCCTGTTCGGACTGATGAACCCGGCCAATGCGGGGTTGTTTGAGTTTCGTGTCGCCAAGGCTGCAGGGGGTAGTCGTGGCTAATTCATGGCTCCGCCTGTGGCATGACATGCCAACAGACCCAAAATTCAAGACCATCGCCAGATTGTCCGGGGAGCCGATCACTTTGGTTATTTCGGTCTATCTGCACCTTTTGGTGGATGCGTCACGAAATGTCACGCGAGGTCACACTAATGTCACACCAGAAGACTTGGCTAGTGCATTGGATGTGACGGACGCACAAATCGAATCAGTATTGAAGTGCATGGAAGGGCGGCTGATCTCGAATTCTGTTCTATCTGGATGGGAAACACGGCAACCAAAACGGGAAGATGTTGCTGACGACGAAACGGGTAAAAAGTCTGCCGCTCAGAGGAAGGCAGAGCAAAGAGCCCGAGAAAAAGCAGCGCGCGAATTGGCTGCATCTGAATCCGTGTCACATGGAGTCACAAAAGGTCACACGAAGTCACGCAAAGTCACGCTAGATAAAGATAAAGATACAGATAAAGAAGGAGTAGATAAATCTACTCCTAGGCCATCGAAAAAATGCCCATCGTCTTTCGTTGTCCCGGAAGAAGTCATTGAAGCCATCACAGCGGAATGCCCACTGGTCGACATTGGGGCGCAAACCGCAATCTTCCGTGACCACGAATTCCAAAAGCCCAAGACCGATTGGGTTGCCACCTGGCGCAACTGGATGCGGACCAAGCAGGAGCGGTTGACGGAATCCGCCCTGCAGTCAGGCGGGGCGCCAAAGGAATCGTTCGCAGAGCGCGACGAGCGCATTGCGTCAGAGCGTTTCCGAGAAGCCACCGGACAGACCACCCAGGCAATCAAGCCCATGGGCGAGGTCATCGACATAACCCCTAAGAGGATTTCCAAATGAGCCTGCCAATCGAATGGGTTGAAAAGCTGTTCACAAAGCTGACGATGAACTACGGCGTCGAATTCCTGAACCGGTACAAGGGAATCCCGATCATGGATGTGAAGACCGACTGGTCGGACGAATTGAGCGGGTTTGATGGGGTCCAGATCAGCTATGCACTCGGAGTGCTGCCAGACCGGGCGCCAACAGCGCAGCAGTTCAAAAACATTTGCCTACTGGCCCCTGCATCCAAGGCTGCGCGCATTGAGCCACCAAAAGCAGATCCGGCCATCGCCAAGATGGTGATGGAGCGGTTGGCGGTCGCGCCAGCCGTCCACGCTGGCCGGCTGGATTGGGCAAAGGCAATCATGCGTGACCACATTGGGGGCCTGCGCAGGACTCCAACGGTCGTTGCCATGGCCCGCCGTGCCTTGGGAGAGTCCGCATGACCATGCCCCGCACCTACGCCGCCAAGCGCCTGCTTGAGCATGGGCCCCTCACTACCCCTGAATTCGTGGAGATCACCGGATGGCAACAACGCCAGGCAGAACGGGTGCTGCAGCAGTTGCTGGACACCGAAGTGGTGAGCTACCAGAAGGTGTGGAACCAGCACCGAACGACTCGCTCTCGGACAAAGACCAGGCTCTACGCGCTCTCGTCATCAGGACATGCAAGTTCATGCGCCAGTTTGACCCAGACCACGCAGACCGCAGCTACAACCAATACCGGGAGCAACTATTTTGGCTGAACCTACCTGCACCGAAGCGATAAGGATTCTCGAACGCCTGCGCAAGAAATACCGGGAAGCCGGGGACGTGGCGGGCGCCAAGTACATCGCGGCGGGAATCCGGGCGCTGAGAAGGGGTGCGGAGTGAAGTTCGGATCTGTTTGCAGCGGCATCGAGGCCGCAAGCGTTGCATGGAACCCACTGGGCTGGAAAGCGCAGTGGTTGTCCGAAATCGAGCCATTCCCGTGTTCAGTGTTGAAACACCACTACCCAGACACGCCAAACCTTGGCGACATGACGAAATTTATGAATTGGCCAACAGATGACAAACACGCAATTGACCTTCTTTGCGGAGGAACCCCCTGCCAGTCCTTCAGTGTCGCAGGACTCCGAAAGGGACTGGATGACCCACGCGGTAACCTCATGCTTACCTTCGGTGCCATTGCTGCAAAGTATCGGCCCAAGTGGCTGGTTTGGGAGAACGTCCCCGGCGTCCTGTCAAGTAACGGAGGCGCAGACTTTGGAGCCTTCCTCGGGATGCTGGGCCAACTCGGGTATGGGTTCGCATACCGGGTTCTTGACGCTCAGTACTTCGGAGTGGCCCAGCGACGCCGCCGTGTGTTCGTTGTCGGATGTTTTGGAGACTGGCGCAGTGCCGCAGCGGTACTTTTTGAGCGCCACAGCCTGCAGGGGCATCCTGCGCCGAGCCGAGAATCGCGGAAAGTCGCTCCCACCATCCCTAGCCGCAGCACTGCAGGCGGTGGCCTCGGGACCGACTTCGACTTAGATGGAGGGCTGATTACCGGAACTCTGCAGGCTTCTGGGAAAGCGGCTGGCAGTGCTACGCAGCAGGATGCGGAATCTGGTTTGCTGGTGACGCATTCGCTGCGCGGCGAAGGCTTCGACGCCAGCGAGGATGGTACGGGGCGGGGCTCACCACTGGTGCCGGTGGCGTTTGCCGAAAACTCACGCCACGAGCTCCGCCTTGAAGGTGGCGATGGTCAGCGAACGGGCGCACTTAGCACCGGGGGCGGGAAGCCTGGACAAGGGGTGCCGATGATCGCTTTCCCGGCCAACCTGTCGGGCACACAGTGCGCGAGCGCGGTGGACGTCGCGCCGAGCATGGGTGCGGCGAACCCGACGGCGGTAGCGTTCAACTTTCACAAGTCGGGCAATGAGGCTTCTTCATTGGGCGTCAGTGTCGAGCGCGTGGACTGTCTTCGCGCCTTTGAAAAGTCCCCGATGGCCGTACAGCCAGCAATTGGAATGCAGGTGCGCCGCCTGACGCCAATGGAGTGCGAGCGCCTCCAGGGA